TTCCAGGGCTTCCAGGGCTTCCAGGGCTTCCAGGGCTTCCAGGGCTTCCAGGGCTTCCAGGGCTTCCAGCAAAATTGTACTTATTTTACTAATTTTTCGCAAGGATTTTTTGGTAATATTTTGTCTTTTGCCATAGCCATAAAATACGAAAATTATAATATTTTTGTTCCCATAATATTTCTATCAAATCATTTACCCCGGGGGTATTAATTTTCTTTACCTTACGCTCAGATTTTCAACTTATCCAACATAACGGGCATGAGCTTGCCGTACCGTTTCTTTGCTAATTTTTGCATAGCACTTAAGTGTTGTATCAACTTTTTCATGACCAAGCACTTCCTTTACCATCTCAATTGGAGCACCCTTATTAATCATATCTGTTCCTACTGTACGCCTGAAAACATGAGGTGTAATTCTAACACCGTCTAAATCCGCATCACGTTCTTTTATTTGATTAAGAATATTTCGTACTGTCTGGTCCCCTATGCGGCTTTGAGGCCTATGTGGTGATACAAACAACGCTGGGTTATCATCATTACGGCTGTCGAGATATCTCCAAAGATGCAATGCCACTTGTCCATTTAAACATACTTGCCTTTCTTTTCTTCCCTTTCCATAAACCACAGCAGTTTTACGATGAAAGTCCACATCTGTAATATCCATTCCACATAGCTCAGATACCCTTATACCTGTTACATATAACATATCACATAATGCCAACTCAAATTCATTTTCACAAGCACATCTTACCATTTCACGTTGTTCTGGTTGCAATGTCGAACCTATTTTATATTCCACCCGTGTTTCTTTTAATTTCTTAGCTGGATTATTTGGTAACAGGTCCTCTGTATACAGAAAAGAGAAGAAACTACGAATAGATATAAGTTTACTATTATATGTCCTGTCTTTCCATTTACGAACAAGCTTTCCATATGCAAGGTATCCCTTTAAATCTTGATATGTAATTTCCTTTACATTTTTATTTATATGTGCCATCATATTTTTTAAATTACATTTATAGTTGTTAATACTACCATCTGTGCACCCATCTAACTTCATCTGGAGCAAATAGGCATTAAGGTATTCCACTGACATATCTATTTCATTAGATAACGCTGTTTCTTCTGTAAAAAACTGAAATCCAGATAAACACATGTTGAGTATCTGTTTTACTTGATTAAGTCGTTCCTGTTCTTCGATGATATCTACAATATTATCCATCACACGCCTGACAACATCATCCATACTTACCTGTTCTGCCATATATTTCCACCCATCCTTTCCTTGTATTTCCGTGCAGGATAGGTTATGATTATCCTATCCAAAGAGAAGAAGCCCTTCAGCCGCCAAGCACACGGGGTTTCTTTTTTCGTACATATGTTCTTTTATAATGTTTTTTATTGCCGGGGTACTCCCCCGGCTTATTACATTTCAATCTCAATATCACATTCATCTTTCAACACCGAACGGATATCATCCAGTGTGTACAACCCCTTATCAAACTGCCTATAAAACTCGATACAGTAATCTACGAACCGTTGTTCCCGGCTCTTTCCGTCCACTTCCCTACGTATCAGTTGACCAAAATGGTCCTTAAACATCAATACTGGAATACCCAACATCATGAGAAAAGCAGTCTCTGCCGCGTCATGGGTAGCCTCTTGTTTAATTTCCCGCAATTGGTCTCTGGATAGATTATATGTAGGCTGTTTTCTGTTCTCTCGCTCTACGCGGCGCCTTTCTGCTCGTGTCATAATATCTCCTCACTCCTTCGACAAATCATGTGTCTTTATCATCCATACAGTATCAATTTTTTTCTCTATAAATACGTTCTATTTCTTCCAATAAGACATGTATTAATAGATTCTTGATGAATTGACTTTCTCCGAATTCCTTCCCTAAGTCTTTTATTCCATCTATAAGACCATCCCAGTATTTATCAGAATCATCGGGTTCACTATACTGCTTAAACAGTTTCCATGTATATGTAAATGCCCTCTGG